AATAAAAAACCCCCAAACCCTTTCCTTTAAAATATCTTCTTCAATCTCTTGAGAAATTTCTTCATTTTTTTTTTTTTCCCCTTTTGCTAAAAATTCTTCTACCCCCATCTTTTCATACAAATGTCCACCAAGGTCTTGACCCGCCCCAGCCCCCATGACGCCTCCCAATAAAGCGCCAACTCCAACTACAACCACAACGACAGGTGCGCTGAATATTGATAAAGAAACTAAGATAGCCCCGCCAACGATAGCCCCGCCTGCACCACCAACATATCCGCCAGCCACGCCACCTGTTTGTTTGGCGGTTTCACGCCCACAAGACTCTAAACCTGTACACGTTGTGGCTACATTATAAACCCCGCTAACGATATTAAAACCAATAGCTGCATTACCAAGGCTTTTCATTTTTTTGAGCCATTTCGCGGTATTAGCAATGCGAACTCCCAACCCTTCAACACTGCCTTTATTCAAAATCTCACTTGCATTATGGATAAGTGATTTCGTTGAGCGGAGGCCAAGACTATCTTTCAATTTTAGGTCGGTTGGAATATTCAGTGTTTTTTTCATTAAATTATCAAGGCTCTTATTAAGCGTTCCCGTTAAAACTTGTCGCTGTTCAATAAAGCCTTTTTTATTAATTGCTTTTGACAGGTAAGCTAAATATAACTTATCTAGTTTAGACAAGTTTGAAGTCACATTCGCTAAATTACGCTCCATGCCAGACGCAATTGTACCGACTACAGCGCCCATTGCAGCAAATCCATCCGACGGCGTACCAGCATTCCAATACTCGACGAACTTGTTTTCAAGCACTTCAAAATACGTATAGTGAAGTTCTGATTGCTCATCCGTTAACTCTGCTAGCCCTTTACTTCCCAATGAAGCGTCAGTAATTACGACGTCTAATTCTGCATGATCATCATCACTTTCAGGCTCACTCGTTGTAAAAATAATAATTTCACCAGCCCGAACAGGGTCATTTAAATGACCGTTGAGGTTTATCACTCTTTCTTTGGTTGAATCAAGCGTATCATTGCAAAATAATTCATTCCAGCAATCTTGCAGTGGTTGTGTTTTAGTGACCTGTGTAAAACCTATCGAGAATTTTATAAGGCCTGACAATGCTTCTGAGTTTTCAATATCAGCATTCATTTTATGAATATTAATAATGGGCGTACTTTTCGGAATGCTACTGTCTTGCAGTACCGCAACAACATTATGGCTTAATTTCCTATCTTCGACCTGACTTACATAGGCATTCGCAAAGCGGATTGCTTGGCCAACGCCTTGAATTGCCTGCGGTGGTAACGAGTTTTGCGTTGTTACGACTGCCTGCTCCTTGTCTCCACTGACAAACAGCACGTCATCGACCTGCAATGACAAAGGGTCTTTCTCGTAGACTGGATTTAGGTCTATCAAGGCTCTAGGTGCCAAATCATACTGTGCGGCAATGTCCGCCCACGTTTCATCAGTTCCCGTGTCGATGTTTCTTTTTACAGTATGCGTTAAATCGTTTGTTTGAGCTCTCCCAAGTTGATTACTTTGGTCGTCGAGATCTTCTTCACGGGAGATATTTTCATCTCCCTTTGTTTTAGCAATTGAATCGATATCAAGTAAGCACGCATGTTCATCAAGCCAAGCCGGTGTTAAGTCGCCAAATTGAGCCGCAGTCATCTTCTGGGGAAGGTAAAGTAAGTGCTGGCGAGCAACCGCTATGCGGTTGATTTTCCAAGGCAACAGAATAAAACTGTATGTATGATGTGATAGCAACTCATCGGAGAGCCTATCAGCATCTGATAATGTAGCTTGAAATGCCCACTTCCCCTCGCCCAGTAACTGATATTCATGTGTCAGCGTATCATCGATGAAGTGGTAAAAGAACCCTTCAGTAGGCCAGCCAAGTAGCTCACCTACCTGAACAGCAGGTTTAACAGGGATAAACGATTCTGCGTGAGAGGCTGAGCCCGCATTCACTGGCTCCACATCATGAAATATTAACGCACCACCACTGGATGCAGAAAATTCCCTAACGAGCGTTTTCGGCTCATTAACATTGACACTCGCTGTGAGTAGCGTAAAACCGTCTTGTGTTTGGGAGCGCTTCCATGACAAGTTCGACACTTCTTTTTCTGTTTTTTGTAATGAGAAGTCACCGACATTATATTTATTTAATTCATCTTGAATGCATGCAATTTCAATGGAATATTCAAACGCCGCCGTTGGCTCAACAGGTACGTAGGTGGATTCAGATGCTAGCACCACGTCATCGACAACACGCTTATAATAAGCATTTGTAAAAGTCGGTTTGTTTTCATTTTGAGCGTTAACCGCAACCCATTTTCCACTAGATAGTAATTGATGGAGTGTGTTTAGCGCCTGCTTTTCACCTGAGAGCAAAAGAATTTTCTTCAGTCGTGAAGGAAGGTTGTTTAGCCAGGATGTCGTATTTCGCTCGCGCGAAAGCGTTCTGATGACTTCTTCTGGGGATTGTTTATACGCTAGTTCATCATTAGATAATTCAGAACCAGGTATAAATTTGTAACTCATATTCATTATAAGCCCACAATTAAATAAAAAATTGCAGTGATTTTAAGCTGATTAGACTTAATTGTAACGATTTGGTTTGAGGGCACTTTAAACTATAAGTTATTATATTGCAATAGGTTAAGTATGTTTTTACATTATATGTTACCTCAAAGTGATTACATGGAGGCTGGCGATATATCACATAGGTATCACTGTATAAAAACACAGTTAAATACTGTATAATCTACACATCTATAGTTAATTTAAGTGGATGTTTTATGCGAGTACTTTGCTCTGAGTGTGGTGATAAAAGCCGTATACAAAAAACGAATAGAATTTCGATTGAATACACAGATTTATATTGCAGTTGTAGTAATCCAGAATGTGGCCATTCATTTGTAATGAACTTAAGCTTTAGCCACACATTAAGCCCGTCAGCAAAAAACGCTGGTAAGCTGGCCTTTCAAATGCTTAAATCACTCGATCCCAGTCTGCAGAAAGAACTTAAGCAGAAGCTTTCAATGTTGTAATAGCAAAACTGGGTTATGAGGGTTTGCTATTACACATCTAAAACTGTTCACCAAGTCTAATCAATCGACTTATTTAAACGTTCGGTATTACAAGCACCTTTCAAAACTCCCATACGTCTAACCATTTCATTCATGCGCACGGTCATTTGATTCATATCTCGCACAAGATTTCTTGCCGCTTCAGAATCGATTAGCGACTTACCCTCTACATTCATCGTCTGCAGAGTTGTTCCATTACTATCAACAGTAATGAGATATCGAGTGATATGAGGGTCATCATTTAACTCTGTCACAATGCCACTTGTATCAAGTACCCGGTCATCTTTATTTTCTAATATTCGACGCTGGAATATCTTGCTCAGACTCCAATTAAACTTAACTTTTCTCATATCTACCCATCTCCATAACTATCATTTTATGTTGGAATTTATTAATAATATTCTTCAATTACCACACGACTAAACAGCCTATTTATGGCCTATTCATTCATCTGATGTTTGCTACTCGTGTCATCGTCTTTCTGCTGAATACAGCTTTAACGTGAACGCTACAATCAATAATATGGGCTGCGGTTTTATAGGGCTGAATTACCATTTAGCAAGTACGACAGCATTAATGCTAACCCGTTAACTAGGCGCTTCTTCGCCCGTGTCGTTCTGTATTAATGTCAATAAATACACGACGACTTCCTCATTATTTTTAACCGTATCTTGCGCTGATGCATCAATGACAAAGTTCTCGGCATCTATTTGTAACTCTTTCATAATCCAGTCCTCCAAATAAAACAACTGGATAAGATTACAGTGGTTTTATTTGCTTGTATATGTGAAAAAAGCACATTCCAAAAATGGATTATATAACGATAGCAGTAACCACTTTTAACCAGCACTAACCCCAATCCCAGTTTTCCCAATCTTCCCAACCAGGCACAAATTCTTGATTATTATCCACCTTGAGCGCTGGCGTATTCCAACCCTCCCAAATATTACGTTCTTTAGGCCTCATCTCGACAAGTTCGGGCGGATGATATTTGCTGTCAGCGTAATACCCTCGCCTAAACTTCATAATTTGGTCTTTATCGAGCCGGATTTGACCACCTTGCTCCATCGCATTGACCAGGTGATCATCTAAATTGATACCACGACTTTTCAAAAGGGTTTTAATTCCAGTATTTAACCTGTCGCTTTTAGAGGGCGTACAGTTAGTGACAGAACTCCGAGAAGCCCCTTCGGGACTCATTAAACCCTCAGCACCTTCGGTGCTACTGGTGCTCGCTTCACTGTCGAGCAATGCTTGAGACTTGCGCTGGATCACCCAGTTGCGAAGTCGAGTCTTAACCGGTGTTTCATTGGTAACTTTAAAGCCTTGGATCTTACCAACGTATTCCCCGTATTCATTGCCCATTTCTGTAACGTCATAATCATTGCGAATCAGTAAGTTTTTACGTTTCACGAATGGGCCACCTTGCGCCATGACATACCCTGCAAAGTCACCTTTGTCGGCACACTTCATTGCTGTGGATGCGCTATCGATGTCTGTTTTTAATTCCACTTTGTATTTACTGGTGAGCACATCCCAACGCTGTAACGAATTCATTGCGGCATAGTTTAAACGTGGCCCCTGAAAGTCTAATTTAGGACCCATAAGGTAAGGGTTTTGGTCTGGGAATAACTCGGTAAATAAGTTGTATTGTTGCTTTGCATTGAGCAAGGCAACGTAGCTTTTAAATGTGTTTACGTCGTTGTTGGCATAACGGCGTAATTCTCGATACGTGGTAACCGGTGCCCCACCGATCGCTTGAAACTGACGAATACGCCAACGACTTGCCCAGGCAGTAACGTGCGCGGCCATTTCTTTTTGGTCGCGCCCTGTCTCGTCGTCTTTTTCGTCATCCATGGCATAACCATCAATATTCTTACTTATGTATTTAGCAATGTAGCCGGTTGCAGAGCCCAGTTCAGAATCGATAGCAACAATCTCGCATCGAGTGCGTAAGTTCGGTGGCCCTACTGCTATTTCTTTTTTGTTTATTGACGGGAACAGTTCTTTAAAATCTTCTTGTACTGCGTAATGCGTGAATACCTCACTCGCCCGTTTTACATCATGAGGCTGCATGAACAAGAGTAAATGCCAATGTGGTGTACCGTCGTGATGTGGTTCAACAACTCTGATACCAAATACTGAAATATCATCACGTTTGAACTGAGCGCGGATTTTAGCCCAAACACTACATAAATAACGCTGTGCATCACGGGGACTGTTACCCATCCAGTGATCGATAAAGCCGCCCTTTTTTCGGGTGTGGTGATACTTGGATGGTGCGGTTAAGGTAAGGAACAGTCCTTCGCAACCCATAGCTTGGGCAATATTCTCGTAACCACGCATCCGAACCATAAGCTCGCAACGGCGAATGGCTGGGTTACCGGTGGATTTATAGAACATTTCAGAAAGTGCTATTTCTTCGTCCATGTCTTCATCAAAGACCGACATGCCTTTGATGAAATCACGGTTACGTTGCTTTTGGTTCTTCCATTCGTGCAGACAGTCACGGGAGCAATACGGGCTTGCTGACTTCTGTACTTGCCCTACTGCGATTGCTAGGTGCTCGCGCATTATCGAACGCTTGGCTTTTAATTTACTTTCCCAGGCACGATTGCAGGTTAAACGTAAAATGCCACACTCTGCTTCTGCAGCTGTTAAGTCAGATTCGGGTTTATCATAGGGTGGTGTATAACCAAACTTACGGCTAATTTCACGTAGACCACAAAAGACCTGGATAATAGACTGCTCGTAGTCTTGGGCTTCATCCTGTTCTGCAGCTTGGTTATCGAGTTGTACGGTAAAGAAATCAGCGTACTGTTGCGCTAATACTTTGAGTTCGCTTTTATCCATTTCTGCTAACAGCTTTTCGCGGAACAGGTCGTCACTGCGGATATAAGAATTACGGTATTTAGCTTGCTGGTTATATTGTGCTAATACCTTTTTTAAACGTGGGTTAATCTTAGCGCCCACGGTTTTTCTTAAGTACTTGTTAGCGTATTGACGGCCATTACGTTTAAAGGCTTTGATATAGCGTTCGGCAAAATAGCGGCTAAGGTAATGTGGCATGTCACCAAAGAACTGCTTGCGCCATTGATGGTCTTCGAGATCGGGATTAACCTGGAACATCGCGTTTTCGATTAGCGACATTTCAGGTTGTGGGAATTCTTTGCCTAGCGCGGGCATTCTGACTGGCTTACTGCTGCAGTCCTCCGCGCTTTCAATCATTTCAATGATGGTGCTACGGCCAGATAATGACTGGGCATGATTTACATTAACCATTAGAACGGTAGCTCGTCATCAATTAGATCAGCTACATTGCCAGTGTAGAGAACAAGAGGATTATTCGATTTTAATTTCAATTGGCATAAGCGCGTTCCTATTTTACTGATGACCCATTTTGGATAAATAATATCAGTCACGCATTTTTTCATCTCAGATATGTAACTACTCTTCACTGCGTTACGATCTGAATGAATCAACCAATAACCATGATGACGCCATGATTTAGCCAGACGTTGAGCACGGTAAAATAACGTCCACGTTTGCTGTGCTGATGTAGCCCGCTTTGATTTAAGTAAGAGTACTTCAAAGACAGCAACAAGTTCAGTCTCTTCAGCAAACCGTTTAGCTTCATTTTTAGCGTTTTGCTCTAGCTCAAGTCGACGTAGTTCTGACAACGTGGGAAGCGTCTTATTCTGTAGCGATATATCGACAGTCCTCTCTATCATTAAAATGACATCGTCAAGGTTTACAGCACTTTCATTAATAGACTTGCGCGTTGCTTTGAGGATCAACTTAACAAGGTAAAGCGCATTCTCACCTTTATAATTGTTATCGTGATACTTCTCAGTTCTAGCCACTCGATATACCATGTCCCAAATATCACGATAAACTTTACTACGGCAATGACTCATAGCGCTGCCTCCGTTTTTATAACCTTGGTATTGCCGTAAAACTCCACATCTTCAAACCTGAAAAGATAACGGCCATTCTTGCCATCAAAACTAAAACAGCTAATGAAGTCTTTTAAAAGAGAAGTAAAATCACCTTTCGAAATATCTGCAGTTTGGTCAACAGCCAGTTTTCGTACTGCTTCATGCAAATATTCGGTAAGTTCTTCGCATGGGTAACCGTCAATAATTGAACCGGCGAATAAATCAAACATATCAATCATTTCTTGTTCGTTAATTTCATGCCTAATAATCATGGTTAAATATCCTTTATTCATACTTCTGCATACTCCTGCGCGTTTAATACGACATAACCGCCCTGGCCTTTTGGTCGGCCAATGACACCACGAAATAACTGGCGACAATCTAACTGCTGACAAGCGTTGTCGATAGCATCTTGCTTGGTTTCACATTCGCCTATTTCGACAGTACGAAGTTCGTGGGTTTTAGGGTGTTCACGCATACCGCCATTTGGACACAGCTCTATAGCTAGATACATCATGCGACCATCCAGATAGTTGTATTGTGAATATCGAGTGTCTTTTCCCACCACACTTCTATACAGGCGACTAATTTGGTTAATCCGAATCCTTGCGCCATAAAGTACACAGAACGAATAGCGCCTAAGGCAAGTTGCTCTTGGCTAGAGCCTGAATCTGAACAAGCTACGACGCTTTGCCAAAAGGCAAATACAGTAATCAATACCTCTTCTTGCTTTAGCGTTGCGTAAAGGTTGAAATGAAAGCAAGGCATTGCAAGTGCATCGCTACGACCGGCATCAACGCATTCAAACAAATCGATGATCCAATCGGCTTTGTCTTCATTGATACCAAGCGAGTGCAGCGCTGTGCGAACATTTTCGACGGGGGCTAAAATACGTTTCATGCTGCCACCTCACTCTTTATCAAGTTGCTAAGTTCGTTATACGTAGAAGTGACTTGTCTAAATGCAGTTAAGCCATCGAGGTAAATGGTTTTATCCATTAGCTTGTTCGCTGACCAGGTATTCGGGGTTTGTGCACCGCTAAAGTAGGTTTTATCAATTGCGATTACTTCGAGTGCATCAGCATGGCCAATATAGCGAACAGACACGCTCAATTTTTCAGGTTTGGCGATGGCAATAAACATGAGTTCGTTGATCACATCGTTCATTGTTGGATTTGCTTTAATCATGGTATTCCCTTACTTGTTGAATTCAGTTAATGAGTAACCAGCCATTTCATTGATTGCCGGTGCTAAACGTTTTATGACGCAGTGGATCGCGGCTCTTTGAATTTGATTAAATTTTTGAAACGTAAATTTCATGTCACGCTCTTCCATCCCTGCTGCAAAACAGATAACGCGCTTTATCTCGTCACCTTGTTTGTTGTAGATAACAGCGACTCGGTTATGACTAAACATGTCGCGGACTTGAGCGATGGCTTGAGCCGCCGAGTCTTGGTGCTGTGTTTGTACGAGTTGTGCTTGTCCCATAACAATTCCCTCTTACATACCAGGTATCGGCATTCCATTAATCACAGCTTCTGTACACATGGACACGAACGGCCCTGCACCACCGCAGCGGTTTTCAACGTCTGACATAAGAAAGACCAGTTCACGCACGGCGTCTTGTGCCTTTTTGATTATTTGGTCTTTTTTGAATCGGGTTAGCCGGCGATCTGATTCGGCTTCTAAGATGTGACGGTTTATTTCACCGGCATGGCTGGTCACGCTCATGGCGCTGAGAGTGAGTGGTTTTGACTCGCCTGGCTTGGGTAGACGAACGGCGGTTAGTCCGACTTCGAGTATTGCGCTGTTGATAATGTCGTGATTATCGGTTGCGGTGGTGATTTTAATTAACTCGCTAACGGTTAATTGATGTGGCTGATTGGGGTTGAGCTTGTTGCGTAGTATTTGCCCACGCATACCGCACTCGTTTGCAATCTGTTCTAAGTTTTCGATATCTGCAAACCTAATACATGCAGACTCTATTGGGCTCTGTTTACTCTCATTTGACTCATACATTGCGAAAATCTCCTTATATGCAATGATTAAGTAACAATCCAAGTACGCAAATGAATATGATCGCTTCTGTTTTAACGATTAACGAGAAACGATACTTGCGTTTATTCACGCTTGGTTCGATAAATACACCTGCCGAAACCTCTATAAAGCCCTGTTGATGGGCGTTTATAGTGATCTCTGATTGGCTATTAGTTTGATTATGCAAAGCGTTGTGCATCTGCTTTTTTGAACAAGGCGACAAGATTGATGAGCACCGCACCTTTATCGCTGTCTTTTGGCATGATTGGCAGCTTTCCGCTTGCAACCGCCTGATTAATAGCGCCCATTGACTGGCCTGTTGCATCGGCATATTTCTTTTTTGTGCAGTAAGGCACAGGGAGCTGTATTGTAATTGACGACATAGTGGTATCCTTATGAGTTAAATATAAATCGCATTTGTTAATATTCAATCGCAAAACTAAACATCAACTAGATAGTAGATCGCAAATGAAACAATTACAAGCAGAAATCCCACCTTTTGAGTACCAAGGTGGTAAAGTTGTGACTGAAAAGCTGGTTTCAATAACGAACTCTGGCAATTTCCAAGGACTCACAACTAAATTTGGAATCCCAAAGTCGACCATAGCAACTTGGCATCAGAGAGAGATCTCTCCTTTTGAAATCGCTGTTAGAGTTCATTTGGCTAAAGGCGTGTCTTTAAAGTGGCTATTACTTGATCAAGGCGAGGCTTTTGAAAGTGCTGGTGTGATGTTAAAAGAAAAACTAGTTATTGAGAAAATAACGAACGGTATGCTTGACCAGTCTGGAGAAATGAATCTAGATGTGTCGATAATGGAACGTTATGAATTAACGCCTTCGATTACTCGCGTGATCGATCTTGATGGTTCTTTGTTATTTGTTAATACAGAAGAAACCAACCCTAGTTCAGGCCGTTATTTATTGGATATTGATGGCTCTATTTCCATTAATCATTTACAGCGTTTACCAGGTAAAAAACTGGCCATGAGTTATGGAAATACATCTGTTGAAATTGCAGAAGCGGATATTGTGGTGTTGGGGCGTGTCGTGCTCGCGATGGAAAAAGAGTAGAAGAACTCTGTTAATAGGCATGTAGACACGAGTTCTAACCCAGCTAATTAACTTAGTATGATTTTTGAGTTAGCTAGGCTAGCTAACTCAATTCTGGACATAACTAGCTTAGAGCGCCAAAGGATAGACTCGCATTACAGAAAGTATGACTAAATCGAAATTAACGCCCGCTTAAGCGGATAAAAATGGTTGGCTAAAATTGTGAATTTAAACATAGATAATTTTTTGTTCCGTTTAAAACTTATTTGTTAGCTGTATGTCTTTACGACCACTTTGTTAATTCACCTAAAAATGCAGAATGAATACAGTCCATAAACTCGATTGTTTCATCTAAAGCTTTTTTTACATCACTTAAGCTCTCTGCAACTAAATCGTATGTTTCCACAATATTATAATTATCATCAAGCATTAAAACGCATTTCACAGGAGCGCCGTCAGGCGAATTAATTTGTTCAATTGCACTTTCAAAATCCATCGTTTGAATATCAGATTTGATAGCATCACGCTTTGCATCTAATGCTTTTGGATACCGAAAGTAGGTACTGTTCGGATCATATCCACTAATTAAATTAATCTTTGTTTTTATCTTAGGATCTATTGTCCAATTTGTTGAGGCTGGCATTGATACTTGTTCAGAATCGAATACAGACAAAAAATAACTAAATAAATCGGATAGATTATGAATATTTGAAAGTAGCTTCCATTTGCCGTTGGCAAGAATAGCGGGTTTTTCTAAACTAAAATGTTGTCCAAAAGGTATATCAAATTTTTTATGCAGAATATAAATTAGAGATTTCAAATACAACTCAATAGAGTGGCGTTGTAAATAACAAATGGGTAAATCTCCTGATTGATTATCATCGCTATTTTTCAATGCTTCAGACGCGTTTTTGAAATTACTAGCAGACATACCGAGTCCACTATCAAAGTGTTTATCCGGAGGGGTAATGAAAACATTCATAGTAAAGTTTAACCTCGATAGTTGACCAGGTGTTCACGCCATTCCGATATTAAGTTAGAAATTTTCTTATAACCATAATCAACCTCTATCAACTGCTGCACTTGATTAATTGGAAATTCTCCAGTCATTGAAAATGCAGTTAAAACTTTAGTCGTATAGTTATCAGGCCAGGAGTTAATCCATTCATTTTTGTGTTTGAAATAATTAGCCGCTGAATTAACTAACTCTATCAAAGAATAATTTTGAACAGATACGTGATGAATTTTATATGCTTCTTCTTTGGTAAGCTTAGCAAGACCTAAACTCTTTCTAATTTGATTAATATCACGGTGATGTGGTTTAATTCTAC